CTCTGATGACGCTCTTGTTGTCATCGTTCAGCGGTTGAATTACACGGCTAGAATCGGTCGCGTATGATCGACCACTTGGTCGGTGATCAAAGTGAAGACCGCCCATGTTTAAGTTCGCGTGTGTAACGTCCTTCGGGTTGAAGTTTATGTCAACGTGCAGGAGTTTGATTCCGTCTATATTTGTCATGATATTTGATTGGTTGTGTGTTAATCGTAAGCGTTGTGCTTACACCCAGAAAGCCCGTACCAGATGGACTGGATACGGGCTGTTGGTTAATCTTCGTCGGGATAGATAGCAACGATGTCTACCCATCCTTCAGCCACCTTTTTTGATAGCCATTTACGCTGTTGGTCGTAGTTCATCGCCTCGACCTTGTTGCGAGTTTTCTCATCAATGCTGAAGCTACTGATGTCTACTGTGTATGATTTTGGATTACTCATAATTTTGATTGGTTGATTGTTAGTTATAAGCGGAATGCTTACACCCAGAAAGCCGTGACCCCGAAGAGCCACGGCTGTGGTATTACTTGATCTTGAGTTCGATCACCTTCTCGGATGACTTGGCACCCCATGTTCCGAGGTTACCCCAGTCGTTGACCCAAGGTTCGATGAGGTCACCCTCCTCGTATCCAGTGAAGCTAACATGACTGGCTTTCAAGCCCTTCCTGCTTTCCTCGTTGAAGACACTGTTCACGGGGTCGAGTTCTACCCGATAGACGTATGCTTTAGCACTCTTCTTTCTGCTGTTCAAAGCATAGATAGCATTGACGTTGGCATTTTTCAATGCGACCTCAAGCTCTGGGTCTTTGCCCCAGTAGCCTTGGGTAGTGATTACAACATAGCGAACGAGACTTTCGTTTTCTTTACTCATGATATTTGATTGGTTATGTGTTAATCGTAAGCGACCTGCTTACACCCAAAAAGCCCCCTAGCGAATAGCTAGGAGGCTGATGGATTAACTCTTGGCGAGTCTCAATGCACTGCTGTGAACTACGCTTGCTACACCCTTGGGGTCAGCGGCAATGCTTTGTTGATTTGCCCAACTGATCATCGAACTGGCTAGACTGTAGAAGTCTGCTTGTGCCATTGGCTTTTCTTGGTTTAATAGGCAAGAGTTCTTGTGCTGTATGTATGCTTGTTGAATGTTCATTATTTATATTGGTTGATAATTGGCTCTCCTCATTTACAGCGGCTTGAGACGCTCGCAGAGTTGCGGCTGAGTTACCAATCTGTGTCCCACTACTACGTCATCGAACATCCGAGACTTATCACCAAATCGACTGCCGAAATGCCCTCATGTATCCGCAAGTCCCTGTAGTATCTGTCGGGGCTTCTCTGGAACGGTAGAGATGAAGACAATCGACATCCGAGATCGGAGTCGGTAGCGTTAGGACTGTCAAAGAACGGGAACTGCGACGCAATATTACCACGGATTTACAAAGGGGTCAAGCACTTTTTTGCACAAAAAACGCTTTTTTTTTGATTAGTGCCTTTTTTCTGGCTGATCAGCACGGAAGAGTAGGGGATATCTGTGCGGTCATGACCGTGGCATGGCGGTAAACATTACCCCGAAGTCATCCCATTAAATGCATCAACGCATCTGACCATCGGGTCGGTGGTATCTTCTGGCACCCGTGGGCTACATATCTACTACCTCACGGGCAATTCATGGTCATCCAATCGGCAGGGTAGGGGATAGGTGCTAGTAAAAGTGCAGGGAATGGTGCAGGTTACTGTGCAGATAATGAATCAATCTGGATGCATTACGCTTTCGCAGAAGAAAAGGATACCTCACGCGAGGCGCTCTATAGCAGTCCACAAGCGGGCTACAGGGCGATGGTGCATATATACATGGCATTCCTCTGAGAATTAGACATAAGATATATTGTGCGGCGGCAGCGGCTGCGGCTGCACATGCTGCCTCGCGCCTGCTAGGGGTCGGGGGGGTCAGCGCGCGCGCAACGACTGTTTTAATGTATCTTCAATCGGGGCTTAAAAAAAAGTGTCACTCAAGGCGCCCCTCCTGGCCCCTTCCTTAAGGTTCCCTCCTTAAGGTTCCTTCCTTAAGGTTCCTTCCTTAAGGTCCCCTTCCCTTCTGGTTCTCTTCTTAAGGCCCCCAATACTTTTTACAAAAGTACTTACATAACGAACGAGTGTTCCTTAAGGAAGAGGGCAATGAAAAGACCTGTCAAGTCCGTAGTCACATATTTTTTTACCTATGGCTCATTAACTTGACGGATCCCCGATATGGTATCATTGATTGTTAATGGCTACCAAGGAGGAGTTAATTAGTCAAATATCGGATTCGATCCAGGAGATCGTAAAGGAGAAGGAGGCAATCCAGGCTAGAAGCCTGAGTAGGCATAACCCCGAAAAGGTAGCCGAGATACTTTACTTATACAGCACGGGCAGTTCACAGACCAGGATCGTAAAGAAATACGGAATGGATCGGGGGACGGTTATTTCTGTCCTTACTGATTACGCGGACCACCTCGGCAAGTTCAGGGACCTGTCGGGCAAGATTGCGGCCCAGAACTACCTGAACCTCTCCAGCCTAGAAGAGGACCTTATTGAAAAGGTCAGGGACAGGATGGACAACGACCCAGAGATGGAAGTAAGTTTCAAGGATCTCAAGGAGCTGTCCATAGCGAAGGCTAACGCTTCTAGAGAAGCGCTTACTGCACGGGGCGAGGCTACGCAAATAACCGAGGACAGGAAGGTCTTCACCCAGGATGATTACGAGGCCACGATCAAGGCAGCCAGGGAAAGAATACAGAAGGCTAAGGTAATAAACGCGGAGGTAAAGGATGCCTAGGTCAGTCATAGATGATAGCTATGACCCCATCTACGACCAGGTTCGGGGAATCCTGGGAGAGCATTTTGAGAACTACTGCTTCATAGTAATGAACTCCGAGGGGGAAATCTTCTTTGACTACAACCATCTCCCAGCTGGCAAGATGCTTATAAACGAAATGCAATACGAGATACGGGAAGATAACCTGGAGATTGAATGGGATTTTGGGAATGACCCTGAGGATCTGGAAGAAGAGGAATGACTATTGAGTTCACAAAGCACCCGATCCTGGAATCCCCTACTGACGAAGAGATTGTTATATTAGGTGAAGCGGACCCCAAGCTACTAGCTTCTTTGCACGAAGCTCACGAGGGTAGAATCCTGGCAGCGGAGACGGACCCCCTGCGTCATGGCTTCGACCTACCTGGGTGGGACCGTATGCGTGACGCTATGCGGGACTATGACGAGGTCATAACCTTCGGGGGTAATAGAAGTGGTAAAACCACTGGCTGTGCTAAGATGCTAATGGAGGCCGTTACTAGTAACCAAGACGGCCACGTTGTGTGCTTCAGCCAGAATGCGGACACCTCGGTCAAGGTGCAGCAGGCTGCGGTCTGGGAGATGATGCCGAAGGAGTTCAGGAAGAAGACAAAGAGTATTGAGGGGTATATTAACTTCAGTATGCAGAACGGCTTCACGGGCAGTTCCTTTATCTTCCCCGATACGAGGACCCGTGTAGATTTCAAGACATATACGCAGTTCAGTAATAACCAGACTATTCTTGAGGGTTTTGAGTTCGGGTTCAGGAAGGCCGATAGCCTTAACATAGGTGCATGGCTGGACGAATACCTAGGGGATGCGGCCCTGGTTAATACTCTCAGGTTCCGTTTAGCTACCAGGAACTCCAAGATGATTCTCGGCTTTACCCCTATTGATGGCTACACGCCCTTCGTAGCTGAGTACTTAAAAGGCGCAGAGACGCTTGAGACTAGGAACGCTGAACTGCTGGATAAAGCGGTGCCAGTAAAGCAATACAGCCCTGAACGAGATGCTGGTATTGTTTATCTGCACTCGGACGAGAACCCCTTTGGTGGTTATGATCGTATAGCCAAGGACCTCAAGAACTCCAGCCAGGACACAATAATGGTCCGTGCCTATGGGTTACCCACGAAGTCAATGACTTCACTGATACCTAACTTTAGTCCTGAGGTTAATGTTCTATCCGATGAACCCAATAAATACGGAATGACCTTCCCTCCCGTGGATTCATTAACCTGGTATCAGGTGGTGGACCCAGCCTTCGCCAGGAACTACGTCAGTATCTGGGCGGGTGTTTCGGAGGCGGAGAATATATATATAAGAAGAGAGTGGCCCGATAGGGACACCTACGGTGAATGGGCGCTGTTCGGGGACCCGAAGTGGAGATACGGGCCAGCAGCCAAGAAAGTTGGCTACGATGTAGAGAAATATGTAGAGTTATTCCAAGAAGTAGAGGAGGAACTAGGAATACAGGTAGTCGAGAGGATAGGGGACTCCAGGTTCTTTGCTAAAGAAAATGAGAACAACGTGGACCTGTTTACAAGTTTCTATGATTACGGCATGAGCTTTATACCTTCTGATGGCCAGGCGGAGGCTGTAGGTGCCACAGCTTTGGACGAATGGTTCTTTTATAATCATGACTACGAAATTGACGAAGCGAACCAACCCAGGTGTTATGTGCATAAGGATTGTGGAAATTTAATAGAATCAATTATTAGCTATAACTCATCAGGTAAATCAGACGAAGCGCTCAAGGACTTCTTTGACGCATTGAGATATTTAAGAATGTCCAATGCTGGAATGGGTCCTGACTACTTCTCGGACCACAGCATGGAAACAACCATGAAAAACACAGGAGGGTACTAATGCCTAAGGTAAAATTAACAGCACTATCAGACGAATACGAGGTAACTTTCGAGGAGGCCATAGGTGTCGTCTTAGAAAAGATCCCTGAGGAATACATTACTGGCAGGGGTAAAAACACCTGGATCTCTGAAGAGGGGCAGGAAATAATAAAGGAGGGTCTATTTATAGACGAAATAATCCCTAAGAACTATATAGGCAAAGTAATTGCAGAATGCCCAAACCCTAGGTATAATTTTGTATACAACAAGGATATAGGAAAAAAGGTCCCAGTAATGATTCCCCGAAGATTGCAAGGCAGGTTTGTTGGTAAGATGATTAACTTTGAAGCGATTGAAGATCTAAAGGGCGTAAGCTATCGGTATGTCAAAAAAAAGA